TGCCTAGACTGGAGAGCACCGCCAACGCCAATAAAATCGAAAGTACCATCACCACCATGAGCAAGACCAGCTTGTGTTCTTTTTTGGAACATGCTCTCATTAGTCCACGTCTCCTTCTCAGTAGGCATTATCTCGTTGAAGAGATAGCGGAAAAACGTGTTGTTCTGATACTGGTTGCTGATTCGTACTCCCAGTTTGATAGCATTCTTGATTGTTTCGCTGACCAAGAGCACGCGAATGTCTTGGGAGTGGGTTCGACGCATCCACTCAATATAGAGATCAGAGTATCCAACGTTTGTAAACAAGTCTTCTTCCTGTTTACCAAAAGGTAGCGCCCGCCAAATCGGAAAGCACTCAGAGTAGACTGTTGATTTGAAGTGGTCACGAGGTATCTCAATTCCTTCCTTGAGGCCATCTTTCATAACAGTAAGACACATCTGATAGTGAAGATTGCGGCGCTTATCAGGGTTTTTAGAGTAGCGGTTTTTACCCAGAACCACTGTGCTGAAGTAGTATAAATCCATCAACGAGTTCATTCTGTAGGCTATTTTCTTAGCATCCGAGTCTTTAAACGTATCCGGTGGCACTAAGTTATAACCGAGAACCACAGAACGAGGTACGTAAGTATCACCCGTTTCTCCTATCTCTAGGGACCGGATAACATCACGTACCTTCTGCTCTGTCTCTCGCTGGCTCATAATGGTTATTTAATTTATCTAGTGTTTAACCGATTTGTGCCATAACGCCGCCGGTAACAATCTCGGCTTCGGTAAAGTTACCAACAACATTAATTACTGAGCCATCTGAGTTTGTGTAAGACCATGTCAGAGTAAGCTTAACCGGCTCCACAGCGGCGGGATTGATTGTGTTTGTGAATGTCAATCCAGTAGGATCGGCAGCATTCAACGTGACCACGTCTGCTGGATCGGCGCTGGTAATTTTAACATTAGCTGCTTGCGTAACCACCCCTGCTGGCAGCGGCGTTACTCCAAACTGCGGAGAATTTCCTGGTTTCAATTCAATCATCGGATCAGTCCTTAGGTAGATTATACCACCCACCACGGTGTTGTGAAGCCTTAGTTCCTTAAGTTCTTCACGCTCTAGCTTAATAAGATCGTGAAGTTCTTCTGCTGTCTTTCTCGCAAGTTCAATCTCTTCTCGCTCATCGCGATCGTGCCTACTCTCGCGTCCAAACATACTACGCCCACGAAGCGGGTTGGCCTGTTGCGTTTATAGCCTTAAGCGCCGCTACTTCCTCTGCGATACCATTGATGATGGTCGAAGCAGGAATAAACAACGGCTTCTTCAAGCACTGTACATGAAAAAGCTGTGTCGCTGGGCTATAATCATACTTGAAAGTAAACGAACCATGCTCTACAATGCCCGCATTACCTTCAATATCCACGCCTGTATCTGCTTTGATCTTCGCAGCAAACGCCGCAAACATCACAGGAGTAAAAGCGCCGAATGCTTGTGCTTGAAGTGCCATAGTGAGAGAGTCCTTTTCTGCTTAGAGAAGCGTTCCGCTCTTAGCTTGTGCTGTTACTGAGGGAGGAGGAATAGCAGCAACCGAGCCAGTTCCGGTTGCTGACGGCTGCGCCGTAGTAGGAGCTGGAAAACTATTCGCTACTGCTACGAAAGAATCAACGAATGCTTTGAGGCTGGCAGGAGTTACTGGGAGGTTGTTAGCAGCAGCGAAGGAGTTGTAAGCTTGTTCGATTTGCTGCATTACTAATGCTGCTTTTTGCGGGCCGCTGCCGTTTTGTGCGCCCACTGCGATAGCAGCAAGTTCAGCATTCTCAATAGCCTCGACGCTGCGGGAGAGAAGAGCTGCTCCTGCGGGACTGAGGACTAAAGCAGCAAGAGGTGATTGGGCAAAAACATCTATGCCTTTTTCGATACCGATTGTGATTGGAGACGTGAAAACCTTTTTGAAGAAATTTCCCACGTCAGAGAGAATTGAGTTAAAACTTGCCATTTTTCTACTCCTTGTTAAAGATTATGCGCCTGGAATTATGTGAAGTACTATGAGAATCAACAGTACTAAAAGCAATAAACCAAGACCACCCCAACCGTATCTATATGGTCCCGGCGTTGAAGACGGTGTGAAATATCCTACTCCATTCATCAGAATCAGTACAATCAAAATCACAATAATCATCTGGGAAACGCATTCTAGCTACTGCTGGTAGCTACAGGGAATTTACTGTGTTGTTATAAGCGTCCCAATCGACGCCCATTTCGTGTGCTACGAGGCGTTCAATCCAAGTAGCGAAGACGTGCTCCTTGTGGTACGGCGCGTTCAAAGCATCACCTGGTTCGTCAAAACTCTCAGGCTGACGTACTGCCTCAAACTGTATATCAAAAGCATCAATCGTTTCTACGGAGATGCCACGCATTTTGCAAAGATGAAGTTCTACAAGCTCGTGAAGTGCTACGAGAAACTCATAATCCGCATTCGCCATGTCAGAGATTCTAACTTCTGTTTTAGGCGTTCCGCCGGGCAGAAGCTCGTTCCAGTAGTCCCCGACGGTCGGATAACGCTGCTCGGCGTGCGGGATTGTATTAATATATATGTGCAACGCCACGCAGAGCCTACTTTCCACTTCCGTATTTACGCGTAAGTCTTTCTCTACGTTGTGTTTGACCGTGAGCGGAGCCAGCCGCACTTCGTGCATAAGAAGCATTCGCGGCGGCCACGTCTTTAGCGTGCTCAGAGCGACTATAATCTGTCTCTACTCCCATGCCGTGATTTACAGCAGAGTTCGGCGCGGTAGAAACACCAGCTGTCATTTTAGAAACGAAATCAGTTACCTTCTTCGCCGGTGCGCTTATCGCATCCATCACTTGTTTACTAAGACTATCCTCTGCCATTACTGAATCTCCTGTGAGGGAAGCGGAAGTCTTATCAGCGCCGCGGCCGCTTCTTCTTCAAGTTTAGCGAGTGCTTTCTCCTGATCCGTCTGACTGAGCGTGTGACTGTTACTAAACGCCTCGTTCGCTTCTACCGCGTACTCCGAGTGAGTAGTAAAAACATCTTCACCCTGCTCGTCCTGGCCCGCGCTTCGCTCCGTAGGAGCCGGGGCTGCTGATCTGATTGCGTTGATAATTTTACGCGACTCTGAATCCGCACGCTCGAAATCAAAAGCGTCTACAGGCTTAATCTCTGTACGCGACACCTTCGCAAAAGTACCTTCGCGGTCGAGTAAATCCTGCGCGATAGATGCTTTGTGTCTACGTTCTGCTATTGTAAGGGCGGGACGCTGTAGCTCGTTTGCGAGTGCTTGCAGCGCGGGTGGGAGCATCTGAGTGAGAATCTCTTTACGTTGGTCTTTAATCTGTGCAAGTCGCGCATCGTTATCTACAATGATGCCGTGAGTTACTTGCATTCGTACCATAAGATATTCCGGTGACTTCTTTATCTGCATCAGGCGTACTTTAGAGATACAAAACATAGCCGCCGTTGCTGCTTCTGTCATGCCGACATTCTCTAATCGTGCAATGGTTTCCATGCGGGCGCGTGAGCGATAGGTGCTACCTGTTTTTGGTTTAGCACTCAGCCGCCCAGACTTCATATTCATGCTGCCACCATAATGCAGCGTGTTTAATCCACCAACTGTTTGAGTAGTTGGCTGCGGCATTCCCGTAGGAGCTTGCTGCGGTCCGCTCGGCGTGTTTATAAACGTAGCCATTTAAAGATCATCCGTCTGTGGTCTTAAGGTATCTATCTTCGGCTCTGTCAGTCCCGCGTATCGATCAAAGTGCGAACGCAGTACTTGTAGCAGCGGGCTACTCTCAAAAGGCGGCTCATACTCACCACGTTCGTATTTTTGATTTCTTACGATTCTCTCCGCTGATTCTAGAAGTTTCTCTGTCTCAACATCCGAAAAAGGCACAGGCGTTTCCTGAGTAGCTCCTTGGCGCTGCTCCCTCGCCGCCTGTGCCTTCGAGGTTTCGATACACTTCGACATACCTTAACATTACCACCCTAGCCGAAGGCTGTCAAGTGCTTTGTGTGTATTTTTAGGGCTTAAAATACCCTGTATACCCCCGTATACGCTCGGCGGCCCGCTGCGCCATAACAGCTTCTCATACTGTCTTTGTAGCTACATATAGTATATCCACTTCTATGCATTTTCCAAAAAATTTAGTAGCAGCATCCCCCTCCAATTCTTTTTTATTTTTATTTTTTTGAGGCGGATGAGTATATACTCATATAGGTACTGGGTTCGAATGGCTTGATGGTAGGACCATTGGACCATCATACCATATGTAAACGTATTGTAAACGTATCGCTATCGTAGCAGTAAATAAACTCAGCGTATAGACTGAGAGTATGAGATACTTAAGACCGGACGTAATACCGAGGAGTAACAGATGGCTACAAGCTTTGAAGTAACAACGATACCAGTTACGCATCTAAAGCGTGGCCGCAAGGTTGATGCTGGTAAGCTTCTGAGAGTACAGCGTGATTCGATTGAGCGCGCTGAGTTTGAACCTGATAACAGCCGGATTGGACGCGAGTCATACGGGGCTCAGACTGGTAAGCTTGCAACGGATGCGCTGTATGCGCATGATTGGAGTAGAGCGGCAAGCTTGATGATATTCGAGCATCAAGAGCTAGGTAAGTTTGGTTGTGCTCCAATGCGGTATGTAGTTAGCTTATCAATCCTGTACTAAGGTACAGGCAAGCGCCGGATGCGTCTGACGTTTGCCTGTATCTTAGGAGAATGTATGTCAAACCAGAATCACAATTCGCCAGTAGCGAATGAAGCCATCGAAGCAACGGCACAGGCTGTGCCTTTTAACCCGTTTACGAAGCTTGCAATCACTGAGCTTGTGGCACTCACCGGACGCTATACCAAAACATGGCGCGTTGCTCACAGTGTGGACGTTGCGCTCGCGATGGCTGAGTTTAACTGCTCACCGGATGAAGCGTGCTTCTACGCTGATCTGAAGAGCACAGCAAACAGCATCATTGATCGTGAAACAATCAGCACGGTAGGCGATCACCTTGCTGGTCTGGTTCGCGGTATCGGCACAGCGGCGAAAGAGATTAGCCTGAATCTGATCAAGGCTGATTTTGATGCTTTAAAGCCGGAGCTACAGAATGAAGTCGGCAAGCGCATACGGGACGTGACGAATAAAACGTATGAGTCTGCTACGGCTAGCAAACTACTCAGTATCCTGTACGCGCATCTGGGAGTGCAAGAGAAAAACTGGATGCGGTAAAAGCACAGGGAGCAGGCTACCATAGCTGCTCCTAGCTTTTTACAGAGTGTAAGAGCGTTCTCGCCGTAGGCGTATTCTCTTTCTCTCTGTAAAGGGCTATGGTGCGAGATTGGACGTAGGTCATTTGACGTATCTCTCTCTCTCTAGAGGACTTAGGTGGCTAGACCTACACAGGCTGCCATCGACTTTCGCTCGCGCACGCCTTCAAAGTGCGAGGGTTCGGGTCGTGTGCATTTCAAGTTATGAGAATGTTTATAATATGAGTGTATAAAAAATATATATTTACTAAGAGTAATATATATAAAAATATTCTACTATAAAAAGCCTTAAAACAGCTCTCTCGCTCATGATCTAGAATGCACGACCGCCGCGCCTCTCGAAAGGCATGGGTCGGATGAGCGAAATGCAAAGGTAGCCCGTGTGGACTTAGGCGACTAAAGCCAAGCGTTTCAATGACTTAGCTTGAAAGGCTTAGGCTCAATGTTGCGGTACAGCTTGACACGCGCTTTCGGCTAGTGTATGATATGAGAGTACCAAAGCACCAAAGGAGTTTCTCTCATGGCATTTCCAAAAGCTATTCAGAATACACACTCTGTAGAGTATCAGAAGCTTGTAGAAGAAAAGCTTCTACATAGTGCTGAGAAGAAAGCGTATTATAAGATACGCACTGCGTATATGTACTCGGCTGATCCTATGGAGAGATTGAAGTTTTATGAAGCGAAGGAGAGACACTCTCGCTCGTGTAAGAGAATACAAGCGGCACAAGAGGAATATAAACGTGCGCTTGCTTTGAAAGTTCTCAAAGATAAAGGTTTTGATGTTTCTACAGAAACACTTATGCGTTTAGCAGAGCTTGAGATCCCTACGAGTATGAAAGAGCTTATGAGACAAGTTAAACAGGATAATAGTAAAGCTGTTGCTATGACTGATCCTGAAGCACGTGAGCTTATAAGTCAGCTTGATACTCCTGAGCATAAGAGCTTGAAAGAACAATTTCTACGTGAGTATGAATTAGCAGACGAAGCTACAATACCAGACGGCCCGCTCACAATGGATGAGAGTGAAATACTCTAGGAGAAAGTATGTACACAGTTTTAGTATTCAAATGTCCTGTGTGTTTAGAGAAGTGTTGCTTTCAAATTCAAAACAATGAATTAAAGCCATATCTCAACGCCGCAATTAAACACAATGAAATTCTAGTTTGCAGTACGTGTGAAGTTGAAATTGCACGTTTTAAGGTTATGGAATAATAAAAGGAGAAAGCATGAAACTATCTAACCTACCAGACAAGGATTATCCACTCGCCAGTGTGGTGGATACGCAACCAATCACACTCAATGATGTTGTTGAGTTTCTGTTTGAATTAGCACCATTTGTGAAGTTTGCATTCCGCATTATGCTGATTTACGCGTGGATGATTCTGATAGCAATGCTAATGCTACAGAAGTTTTAACGCCGTAGGCGGGCAGGCGGCATGAGAGTTTTAATGTTGTAATAACCGAAGCAAAAGGAACAAGAGTATTAACCTGTTAGCCGTAGGCGGCTTGGCCGCATTAGAATGATCCACCGGACAATTATTCTAGTGTGCCAAGCCGTAAACGGAGCATTGAATAGGAGAGTAGACGGATGAGAGCTTACAGATTATAATACTTACATTCTCTCACACCTGGCACTACTCTCCTATTGAGTGCTTGTACGCGGCGGGCTTGCTCGCCAGAAAGGATTAAGAAATGGGTATCTCTGTGAAGATTAGCTGTGATCAGTGTGGAGTTGAGAAGCTTCAGACAAATCATTGGTATATGGCTACAAAAGGTACAAAGAACATAAATCTTCAACCATTAGATGTAGTTATGTTGAATGAGTTTAGTTATGACGTGCTTTGTGGAGAAGCGTGTGTGCATTCTTTCTTAGCACAAAACTTAGCATCTTTACACACGGTGAGGCCGTAGAGAACTTCGGTTCTCTTCCCTGTAGCAGTGAGGACTTTATGAAACAAGGTGGTTCTTGTTAATAAAGAGTGACCTGACCTACAGGGAAGAGAGGTGAAAGCCTCTAAAAGGAGAAACAATATGAAAAAATTTATCGTATTTAGTCGTTCAATCTCTAAGTGGAATTATTCAGAGAATTGGACTTTCTGTAAACAATTTGACGACGAGAAATATGCTTTAATGTGGGTTGATGTTGAAACAAATGGGACTAGAGATAAGGCTGTTGTTTATCACGTCGCTTCGTTTGATCTGCCGACAATACCGACAAAAACAGACGAAAACGCCTCAGTTTAAGCACTTTAGCCCTTGACAACCCGCCCTTGCGTGGCGTACAATTCACTAATGGGAGCTTCAAAATGCCCGCTGAGAAAATAGCAATCTCTTTCTCTCTAGAAATCGAAGTTGAGGATGCAGAAGACAAAGCATACTATCTGAATCCTCAAACCGGCAGCTTGGCCGCTCAGTGTATCGCGGATATGTTTGATAACGCCGATACGATGGTAGGAACATTACTGAGTGTGAATGGGATTACAAAACAACAGATACAAACGCTCTTAAATGCCGAACTTGGTATTTAAGTACCCTCTGGTCCGGGTAATGTAAAAAGTGCATAATCGAAACGTAAACAGAAAAATGTCAATGCTGACATTGGAGGTGAATATGTAATAGTTCAGGTAATGCTGAACAGGGAGTTTATCTACGCCGGGACTGTAAACAACGTAGATATACTCTCTAGGGGGTAACTCCTGTTAGGACTCTTTGTATAAGGTTTATGTCTGGCGACTGGGCCTTATACTTTCTCCCCTTACAGTAGACGTTATCCCCTAGAGAGTGTAAGCAGCATAGCTGCTAAGCTCTGTTCTCCAAGAGGAGAAATGCTTTGCAAAGCACCTAACGTAGTATGCAGTTAAATCTAAAACGCGGCAACGCCGCAAGGAGTAGAAAACAAATGGCTACAGCAACGTTATCACCAGTAGACACGGGTGCTCTCTCGACAGAGAAAGTAACCTACCGCGCATACGTTCAACTCGGTACGGATAAGGACGGAAAAACCGTTATCGAGAAAATCAAGTCTCAAGCAGAAGCTGACAAGAAAGACCCGAAGACTGGGCTTTCTGTTAACTGGCAGAAGCTTGAGGATGCGAAGGATAAAGAAGGTAATCCTCTGTGGACGCTCTTCAACGAGAACGAGTTTACTCGTTACCAGCTCAAGGACATTGCGGCTTTTGATGCGCTTGTTCCTGACAAGACACAGCAGCTTTATATCACGCAGTGTGGTCTTAACTACGTGATGAATGCCAAGGCGAATGGTGCTATGACGGCGCTCGAAGAGGGAAAGCCGGAGCCTACACCGTTGTTCAATCAGAACACGATTGATCTTCGCACTGGCGTGGGTGATGCTGGAGAGTATAGCATCAACGAAGCACCGAGCCGCAAGAGCCTTACTGATCTGGATAAGCTCATTAAGAATCTTGTTGCTATGGGCTTGGATACACCAGAGAAGCAGGAGCCGATTCTGCTCGCTCTGGCTGCTGCAAAATCAGCAGAACAAGCTGGCGCTTCAGCGGAGGAAGCGGCGTAATAACAGGGGCATCCAGTGGATTCTAACTGGTGTAAGTCCCCTTGGCCCCACAGAGTAGCCTTCACGTGGCGGGGCTGAGCGGTTACTGATACTCTAGGAGTATAATACTCCAACAAAGAGGCGGTTCTACTGTAAAACAAGTATTCTGGATACAATAGTACAGTAGGTAATAGAGAGCAGCCAGATCTCTCCCGCCCTCATAACCACAACCAACTTCATTAGTCGCGTCGCGACAGGAAGCAGAGGCTATACGTGTACGTCTTTTTCGAGCATCACAAAGACGCAAGGGGACAGATTGTTCTCACAGAGCTTAAGTTAACAAGCTATCCTACTTACTGGGCTGTGGCGTTTAAGCAAGCCGCGGAGAATACCAAGTTTCAGCTTATTAACCCGATTCTCAAAGTACCGCCCGTAGCATTCCGCAGTTACGATCCTTCTACCTATATCTGGAGCTACATCGGCTCCGAATGGGGAGAGAAAACGCTTGATTCGATAGAGAAAGTTACTGTATCTCTCGGTGGCGTTATTTTCAAAGAGGTTGTAGACTTAGCAGCGCTTGCTACGCAGAAAAGTTTTGATTTAAACAAGCTTCCGAAAAAGCCGCTAAAAGCGGAGGATTTCTTCTACAATCCCTCGCCGTCAGGCGGCCAGATAGCTTTGAGCAAGGAACAACTCGCTTCAAAGCTTATGGATATTTTAGAAGTCCAAGCACTTCCGGGAGAGCCAGCCGCGCTGAAGAAGCTGTATCGCGCTGCGGCTATGAAGCTGCATCCGGATAGGAACAACGGCGATGGTAGCCGTATGAGTGATCTTAATATGTACTGGGGGTTGTATAACACATGATTTGGATATTTAAAACGTATGGCCCTTATCCAGTTATTAAGAAATTGATGGGCTATAAAGTTTATCATGGCCCAGCTCTCTTGAAACTATTAGCTTCTGATATTATGGAAGCAGACATTAAATTTGAGGAACTTACAAAAATTGATCCTTGTAAGCCTCCAAAAGGTTATACCGTGTTAAGGTATTGTCCAGAGCTACCGTGTAATAAGAGTTTGTTTTAAGGAGAAAAAGCATGGCCTTTCAAGTAGGAAACTTCAAAAGCTCTAGCAGTGTAGATGCGAAGAAAGCAGCTATAGAAGCTGCCAAAGCCGCATCTTCCGGCGCTAAAGCTTTAGGAAGCGGCGAAAGTGCTTCGGCTATAATGAAGTATATACCCGCCGCTGAGTGCGCCGATCGTATCCGCATTGTCTTTGATGACAGCGGCTCTATGAGCGGTGAGATTGAGAATGCAAAAAAGGGAGTTGTAGAATTCCTAAGAAACTGCATTCCCAACCAAACAGCAGTGGCTGTACACTTTATGTGTACAACTGCTTGGAATACAGTGCTGCGAAGCGATCTACCCGCTCTCGGCGCTGATGTGGAAGAAGCCAATCTTGTTCTAGGCGGTACGCCTATGTTTAATACCATGCTCAAGGCAATGAAAGAATCACCGCTCTTAACGCGCATGGTAGTATTCACAGACGGCTCTCCGACGGATAAGCTTGATTCAGAATCAGACACAGTGATTCAAGATTACTGGGGCTCTGGGGCTGACACATGGAGACGTAGCGCTGATGTGATTATTGATCTCGCTAAAAGATTCGGCGGCGAGAAGTGTATCCCGATTGATACTATCTTCTTTGGGCCTGCAACAGATTATACCCAGAAACAGCGGGATTTGCTCAAGTATCTGAGTGATCAAACTGGTGGTTTTTTCATGGTATTTGATCCTGCTAAGGTTAACTTCAAGACGGCGTTTAAGTATCTCGCGCCGGTTAACAGGCTACAGCTTACGTCTGGGAACTTTAGAGCTGCTTTGGAGAGAGGGGAGAAATTATGAAGCGTCCTTTTATTTTAATTTCAACAAATGATGACGTTCCAGAGATGTTTATGTTTGTAGACTCTATTGTTTGTATTAATAACAATCAACCTAACGGTTGCATAGTTTATATGGGCAATGGAGTTATTAACAATTTTCTCGCCATTTCAATGGAGAAGATGTGCCAGCTAGTAGAAGATTCTATGGCGGCGCTGGAAAGAGGGGAAAAGCAATGACACAGCAACAACTTTTAGATGACATAAAATTTAGTCTTCCCTCCAGTGTACCAATACGACTTAGAGAGCGAATACTAGATGCTATCTGGGAAGTAATTCTCGATCATTTTGATCCAGAAGAGGAGACAGAAGATGCTCCCCACAGAAGCAGCTAAGAAACACGCTGAGCTTCTCTCTCAGTACACGCCGCTAGTACAGCAGCAAGTAGCTCTCCTAACACGAAAGCTACTTGTGCTTTCCTTCCCGGCGCAATTCACACGCTTAGTTAGCGGCCCAGTAGTAAACACCTTCTACTTCAAGCCTCTAGGCGATGGGAAGTTTTCCAGCGTTTTAAACAAAGAAGAAGAAATCGCTGGCACACTAGCAGTCGAGAGCGTGCGTATCGAGCGCGCTCTCGGAGAGATAGCTCTTGCAGTTCCACGTGCGGACCGTCAAACGATACAGTTTGATGCTTGTCTGCACACAATGTTAACAAGCCCGGAGACAAAGCAGATGCAATTGCCTCTTTTAATGGGCCAATCCACTTCAGGGGCGCACGTATATGCTGACTTGGCTGCACAACCGCATTTGCTTATTTCTGGAGCGACTGGTAGCGGAAAATCCGTCTACACTGCACAACTTATCTGCTCGCTTGCGCTCTTTTTGGCTCCTGAGGAGCTTGAGCTGGTACTTGTGGATACTAAGAATTTGGACTTAGTTATGTTCAAAGGCTTAGAGCATGTTAAGTATGTTATCTCTAACATCGAGGATTTAAGAGCGGCGCTTTTGATGCTTCTCTCGGATGTACGTCTTCGGAATACAGAGATGAGTGGCTTAGCACGTAATATCCGCGAGTGGAATACAGGCTTCGGGAAGAATAAGCCAATGAAGTACAAAATCCTAATCATGGACGAGTTAGCAGATGTTCTGGATCAGGATAATGCGATTTTGGTACAAATGAAAAAGTCAGAGCGTCCACCCGCGATTATGGATCTTGTGCAGCAGATAGCACAGATCAGCCGCGCAGCAGGTGTGCATCTTATACTCGCTACGCAACGTCCATCAGTGGATATTCTTCCCGGTAGAATTAAAACAAACTTCCCGGCGCGTGTATCATTTAAACTCCCTACACAAGCAGACTCCAGAGTTATTCTCGATGAGAATGGTGCTGAGGCGCTGCTTGGAGCGGGAGATTATCTGTATAAGATCGCCGGTTCTGATACTGTGAAGCGTGCTCATAGTGCGTTTGTGAGTACAAATGACATAGCAACGATTCTGATACAGAATGAGATGATAAGGAGGCAGTATGCGGTGTCAAGTATGTAGATTTGACTATCCAGAAAGTTACTTGTATCTTTTTCAATCTTCTCTTGGTAATATAGGGGATATATGTGGCATTTGTGCTCTTAAACTTTCAAACGATGTACATGGAATTGAGCGTACTAAATTTGATGGACCACAGGCAGAAAAAATGAGACAGAAAGCTATCAAATGGAGGGAGAGACATCATGAGCATCTTTAGCGGAAACGACAAAGAAATTGATTTTGAAGAAGAGGATACTCTCGCTCAACGTACTTACGACGAGGAAGCAGAATCAGAAGCTATAGCTCGTGCTCATTATAACTATGAAATACAAGCTAGAGAGCAGGAGGAAGACACAGCCTTATGACTAACTACATACCATCCCCAACTCTAATAGCCTTCATAAAATCAAAAGAAGGCTGCGCCGAGTGGAATGACGAACTGCAAATGTTCATACCGTATGAAGATAGTGGCGGTATAAGCACTATAGGCTATGGGCATAAAGTAACTCATTTTGATATACAAGCCGGCGTGTTCAAGTATGGTCTTTCTCAAGGAGGATGTGACAGGCTTTTTGAGCAAGACCTAGCGCCGCGTGTAAAATTCATTAACTCGCTTGATATTCCAAGCTTAACACAAGGTCAAGTAGATGCTTTAATCGACATAGCTTATAACGTAGGCTACGGTGCGGTTAAAGCGATTCAATCTTTCGGACTAACAAACGCTCCTGCTACTATGATGCATTACATACACGATGCACATGGGAGAGAGCTAAAAGGACTCATAACACGAAGACAGCAGGATGTAGCATGGTGGACGGGAGTAGCGGAAGGAAAGATAGCATAATTTGCGCAGGGGCCGTCGCCTGTATACTTGGGTCGGCCCCTAAACCCTTTCCCCTCAACAACTTAGGCGCTTGACAAGGCCCGTATACATGTCATATACTAACATTCATGGCTCACTGGAACGATTTGACCGTCGCAACGACCGTTCGCATCCTCCGCACCCAAGAGGAGGCTGTAAAGACCCGATTTCCGGCGTATACTAGTAAATCCGCTCTAATACGAAAACTTCTTCAATTAGCAATCGACGGGAAAATTCCAGAAGTTAAGCCTCTGAAAACATCCCCACAAAATCAAAACGCAGCTTAAAAGCAGTCCTCGCTACGCGAGCGTCAGGAGCTTTATATGTCAGATGTTGAGAACGAAGATGTGTTTGTAGGCGATCAAGAGGAAGAGGAAGTTTTTATTCCTACTCCAGATGATACGCCAGAGCTGATAACCGAAGAAGAAGCCGCCGCTACAGATATTCCTTTACCACCTCCACAAAATGCAGAACCAGAGGAAGCGCATATCGCGGCGCTTGTGTGTGAAGTGTGTCTGGAGCTTAATCTTACAACTAAAAGCGTGATTAAGTGTGCCCGCTGTGAACAAGCATTTTGTTTTCACTTCGCTTCAAACATAGACGCACAGTATTGTGTGAACTGTATGTCTGAGATTAGCATTGCAAAAAGCCAGATCACTAAAACATACGGGCACAAGAATGATGAAACAGGCGTGACTAGCTTTTACCGCCGACGTGCTAGAGAGATCAAGATTGATGGACTCGATTGGCTGTTTGCTCAGCGTAAAATCAGCGAACTCGCTGACGTAGAGCTTGATATGGCGATTGAGTATCATCGGAATATCTGCTCACTAATGATGGCTGAAAGTGAGCGCCGACGGAATGAGAAGATGCATCGGTATGCGGGCATAAAGGTTAATATACCAACGCCGAGCACAACGACAG